TTGTAAATATTGTCATGTGCAAATAATGAAAGTAAGCATGGAACGTCTAACAGTTAAACAATATTTGATTGTGGGACGAGGAGCGGCTAAGTCATTATATGACTCATGTATTCAGTCGTATTTCCATATCGTGGACACGACGACTACGCATCAGATAACAACCGCACCAACAATGAAACAGGCCGAAGAAGTTATGTCACCGATACGTACCGCAATCACGAGGGCACGAGGGCCTGTGTTCGAGTTTTTGACGGAGGGTTCTTTGCAGAATACGACTGGTTCCAGAGCAAAACGCATGAAACTGGCTGCTACGAAAAAGGGGATTGAGAATTTTACTACGGGTTCCTTAATTGAGATAAGACCGATGTCGATTGATAAACTGCAGGGGATGAGTGTTAAAGTGGCTACTGTGGATGAATGGTTGTCTGGCGATATCAGAGAGGATGTTGTGGGCGCTATAGAACAAGGTGCTTCTAAGGTGGAGGATTATCTTATTATAGCATCGAGTTCAGAGGGAACCGTTCGAAACGGAAGCGGCGATACAATCAAAATGGAATTAATGAAAATTCTTAAAGGGGAGTTTCGTGCGCCGCATGTTTCGATTTGGTGGTACAAGCTGGATTCTGTTGACGAAGTGGCAGAGCCAGATAAATGGATAAAGGCAAATCCGAACATCGGGGTGTCCGTTAGCTGGGATGCGTATCAGAAGGATGTTGAAAGAGCTGAGAATATTCCAGCAGCCAGAAATGATATTTTGGCAAAACGTTTCGGACTTCCGATGGAAGGGTATACGTATTTCTTTACATATGAAGAGACACTTCCGCATAGGAAGAGAAGCTACTGGCAGATGCCATGTGCTATGGGAGCTGACCTTTCGCAAGGAGATGATTTCTGTTCTTTCTCATTTCTGTTTCCATTATCGAATGGATGTTTTGGTATAAAGACTCGAAACTATATTTCTTCATTAACTCTCATGAAACTACCAGGTGCAATGCGAATTAAATATGATGAATTCATGGCAGAAGGAAGTTTGATTGTCCTGGAAGGGGCTGTCCTCGACATTATGCAGGTCTATGAGGATTTGGATAACTATGTTACTAGAAGCGAATACGATGTCCGATGCTTTGGATATGACCCTTATAATGCAAAAGAGTTTGTTGCAAGGTGGGCGTCTGAAAACGGTCCTTTCGGAATAGAAAAGGTTATTCAGGGTGCAAGGACAGAGTCCGTTCCTTTGGGCGAGTTGAAAAAGTTGTCTGAAGAAAGGATGCTGCTGTTTGATGAGGAATTGATGACTTTCGCTATGGGAAACTGCATCGTAAGCGAAGATACAAATGGGAACAGAAAACTGCTGAAAAAACGCTATGAAGAAAAGATAGATGCTGTAGCGGCGACAATGGATGCATATGTCGCTTATAAATTAAACAGAGAAGCATTTGATTAGGAGGGTGTGAAATGTGGGAAATATTGAAGTATGTATTCATGATTTTATTATGGGTGCTATTAATGGGTGTATGCCTATTCATGTTCTATCTGAAAATTTCGGCGTATGTGAAATTTTTGTCTGCCTAAAAGATCAACGTAATAGTGATACGAATTTATAGCTAAAGTCAAAAAATCTCCGCCAAATATTTTTAAAGTGGGTTTCTCCATACACAATACCCGAATCTAAAAGCCAAACATGATAAGCTGTACGGTCGCCCGCCCATAGGCATTTTATGAAACCCGCACGTTCGAGTTCACGACAAGTATCATTTATATTATCAAATGACCATTTTGGGAACATTTTTACGTGTATGGTCTGGAAACTTCCGAAATCTTTCGACTTCGGTTTTGATGCTCCAGTTTTTTGCTTTTTTCGATAATTTTTATACATGGCTCTAATCATCTTTTTAGCATCTTTTGTGAGTTCTGGGTTCATAAATTAACCTCCTATGAATTTTATGTTTTTACAAGCATATCACAATTTTTGAAAAAGCGCAAAAAGAACATATGCTTTTATGGAAACTAAAAAAAAGCTAAATGGAGGAAAACAAAATGAGCAAAAACAAAGTAAAGAACTTTGGGAAGAAGGAGATGAGATTATTGCAATTGCACATAAACTTACGACGAGCGATTTAGGTGAATTTGGTAAACAATTCGTAAAAAGTGGACTTGTAGCAGACGGTGCGGAGGTAGCTCTAACTGTCGAATTTATGAAGAAAGCGTAGTTTTCACAAAAAGAGGGGTCGAAACAACGACTTCTCTTTTTTTTCTATGGATAAATGAATTTTAAGGAGGAAATCAAAATGGGATTAGCTTTAGGAAACAGGCTGAAACATGCCTGGAATGTTTTCATGAACAAAGACCCGACAGGCTATTATGGCGATATGGGAATGGGGTATGCGTATCGCCCGGACAGAATTCGGCTGACGAGGGGAAATGAACGTTCAATCATCACTTCTGTATACAATCGAATCGCGCTTGATGCCGCGGCTATTGATATGGTTCATTCAAGACTGGATGAGAACAATCGGTTTGTGGAATCCATGAATTCTGGTTTAAACAATTGCCTTACAGTCGAGGCGAATATCGACCAGACGCATCGGGCTTTTATACAGGACGTCATTATGTCGATGATGGATGAAGGCGTTGTAGCAATAGTGCCGATTGATACGACTTTTAATCCTAATGTTACAAATTCATATGATATCTTGACGATGCGAACTGGGAAGATATTAGAGTGGTATCCGGCACATGTAAAGGTAAGGGTTTATAACGACCGCACGGGTCAGAAGGAAGACGCAGTAGTGCCTAAGAGTACCGTGGCTATTATCGAGAATCCTCTTTACGCGGTTATGAACGAGCCGAATTCAACGATGCAGCGCCTTATAAGAAAACTAAATCTTTTGGACGTTATTGACGAGCAGAGTGGTTCCGGAAAGTTGGATTTAATTATCCAGTTGCCATATACCATTAAAACAGAGGCGAAACGTCGGCAGGCTGATGAAAGACGGCGTGATATAGAGATGCAGCTTACAGGTTCTAAGTATGGTATCGCTTATGCGGATAGTGCGGAACGTATTACACAGTTGAACCGTTCTGTGGACAATAATCTAATGTCTCAGATTGAATACTTGACGAGTATGCTATACAGCCAGTTAGGAATCACTCAGAGCGTATTGGATGGAACCGCTGACGATAAGACAATGCTCAACTACTATAACCGTACGATTGAACCCATTATGTCTGCCATTGCCGATGAAATAAAGCGAAAGTTCTTGACTAAGACCGCAAGGTCTCAGTTGCAATCTATTTCATTATTCAGAGACCCATTCAAACTGGTTCCGGTTGCCGAGATTTCCGAGATAGCCGATAAGTTTACCAGGAATGAAATAATGACTTCAAATGAGATTCGGCAGATTATTGGAATGAAGCCGTCTGATGACCCGAAAGCGGACGAACTTAGAAACAAGAATCTAAGCACTCCGCAGGAAGAGGGTTCAAGTCAGCAAGAGAATGGGCATGAAGATGAGATGGAAGAAGAGTTACAAGATTAAGGAGGAAAAATCAAAATGAAGAAAAAGTTTGATTTCAGTGGATGGGCTACTCGGAACAATCTTAAATGTTCGGATGGACGGATTATCCAGAAGGACGCTTTTAAAGAAAATGACGGGCGGACTGTTCCGCTGGTTTGGAATCACCAGCATAACGACTTGATGAATGTACTTGGACATGCGTTGTTGGAAAACCGTGAAGATGGCGTTTATGCATATTGTACATTTAATGACTCAGAGATGGGGAAACACGCAAAGCTGATGGTTGAGCATGGAGATGTAAATGCGTTGTCTATTTATGCGACAAGCCTGAAACAGCATGGAGCTAATGTGCTGCATGGAGCAATCCGCGAATTAAGCCTGGTGCTTGCAGGGGCAAATCCGGGGGCGTATATCGATTCGGTTATCCGGCATGGTGAGGAATTCGACGGCGAGGCTATTATTTACACGGGAGAAAATCTTTCATTATCCCATGCTGAAGATGATGAGGATAAGGATAAGAAGACCGATGAAATGCAGGAAGATAAGTCTGATAATGAGGAAACCGTTAAAGAAGTTTTTGATACTCTCACCGAGAAACAGAAAACAGTGGTGTACGCCATGATTGGGCAGGCATTGGAAGAAAAAGAATCGGACGATGATGACGCCGAAAAAAAAGAAGAAACAGAGAAATCTAAAGGAGGAGACAGCACTATGAAACATAATTTATTTGACCGTGAGGAGCAGAGGAAAGAGAATGTTATCAGTCATTCAGACCAGGAGGGCATTCTTAGCATGGCAAAATCCAGCCAGGTAGGAAGTTTCCAGACTGCACTTCAGATTTATGCGGAAGACAATAACCTTCAGCATGATGCAGTAAGCAGCGGTTTTGTACAGACTGGTGAGGGAAATATTTACAATTTGTTCCCGGAATACAAAGAAGTGAGACCGGGTGCGCCAGAGTTGATTACCAGCGACCAGGGGTGGATTTCAGTTGTTATGAATAAAGTTCACAAGAGTCCGATTTCTAGAATCAGAACAAGTCAGGTAGACATTCGTAACATTGACACGCTAAGAGCAAGAGGCTACGTTAAGGGCAAGAAGAAAAACCAAACGGGGAATTTCAAACTTGTTAGAAGAACGACCGACCCGCAGACAATTTATGTGAAGAATGCGCTGCACAGAGATGATATCACCGATATTACAGATTTCGACTATGTTAAGTATCTGTATAACATCGACAGGATGATGCTTAATGAGGAGTTGGCAACCGCGATTATGCTGGGAGACGGACGTGATGATGGGGACGAAGCAAAGATTGCGCCATATAAAATCAGGCCAATTTGGACGGATGATGACTTATACACCATTCATGTTTATTTGGATATGGAATCGGCAAAGGCTGAACTCCAGGGGACGAACACCGGAGCAAACTTTGGAGCAAACTACATTTATGCAGAAGCAATCATCAATACGGTTCTTTATGCAAGAGAGAACTACAAAGGCAGCGGCACTCCAGATTTCTACTGTACGCCGCACTTGCTGAATGTAATGCTTCTGGCTCGTGACATTAACGGCAGGAGGGTTTACTCGTCTAAAGCGGAACTTGCTTCTGCGCTGAACGTAGGAGATATTCATACGGCAGAGCAGTTTGAAGGAAAAACCCGGACGACTG